CTAGCCTTCTTAATCATATCTAGCCCAGAACAATCTCATCACCATCAATAGTAAGGGTGAGGATATTGTTTGTCCCCGCGAGTGCCTGAATAATCTCTGCCACATCAATAACATAGTAACAGAAATGGTCAAGCACAGCACCAGCAGCGATACTATACGCATCAAAGAGTCTAGTAGCTGCTGCATCAGCACCAATGGACATTGTAAACGTCACGGCAGCACCAGATGGATTCTGGACATGAACATGACGAACAATGGTCTTAGTAAGTGCCGGAACCGTATACTTAGTAGCGGCAGCATTACTAACCTGAGCCGGTCCAGCAAGTCTCTTAGCGATTCTAGCCATTGTTATCTCCTATGGAACTTTGGTCACTTCCACCTTAGAACACTTGTGACAACGCATATAACAACTTAGTAGGAGCAAAAACTGAGCGTGGGCCTGTTCATGCTCATATGTCTGAATTGCAGGGAGAGTAATACGCTCTACAGCGTTATTATCATGAATATATACTTCTTCATTGCCTTCAAGAGAGGTGATTTCTACCTTGAATTCTCTTACGGCCATGATAGCCTCCTAGAACCACCAACCCCAAGAACCTGCGCGAACTGTAATATCTGTATTCGCGTTCAATTCATTAGCGAATCGAACTGCGAGAGTTCCATTAGCTGTGCAAATATACCGACCCTGAACCATATACAATAAATCTACGTTAGCAGTAATAGTAGAAGTTAAAAGGGTCATGTCATCACGAGTATCAGTGTGTCTTTGGAGCCATGTTGCTACTCCAGCCGCACCATTAGCGATAGTCTGACCAGTTGCGAAGTAATCAAGTGTTCCAGTAGGACAATTAATAGCAGCTTTCCATCCTGTAGTGGTAGCTGCTGATTGGAAAACTACATAAAAGTAGAAAGCATAAGTAACACCATTTACAACTGGGAAAGTGAGATTAGTTACATCAACATAAGTAGCTGCACCAGCATTAATTGTCTGGTTTGCAGTAGTTCTCATTACATTCAATACTGCTGGACCTGCTGGACCTGTAGGACCGGGCAACCATATAGGTGTTTCAGGTTCTTCTGCATCTATTCCTGGAGGTCCAATAGGACCAGTGAATCCCTGTTGACCCTGTGGGCCAGGTTGTGGAAGTTGACCAGCAATAGGGGCATTAGTATAACCTTGATGTGTCGCTCCTTCAAAATAAGTAGTTACACTGACATTAGCTGGTCCAGAAACTCTAGCTACATACAGCTTATATACTAGCCTTTGGGTATCCAGTAGAACAACATCAGCGGTGTTATAAAAATCAAAATTAACTTCATCAATCGAAGTATCTGTGAAGGAATCAGAATAACTTGAACCTATTAAAGTTTCACCAGTTCCATCAGCATTACAGTAATAAATCTCCATTAAAAATCTAGCAAAGCCACCGACTGTCGTAACTGCTGCATGAACATGGTGGTCATCTTTACCAGCTTGATAGGCATATACTCCCGGAACTCCAAGTGGAGTAGCAAAGGATACAATTAAATTATCACCAGTTCCGGCACATACCTGAACTATTGTAGATTCAGCATTAGCAGAAGGAGCTAATTGGGCTATAAAATACCCTGCTAAGTCAGAAGCATCAGTATTATTAAACCAAAATATTACACCAGAATTTCCACCTGTTAATCCTCGTGGACCTACTGGACCTGGAAATCCTATCTCTCCTATTTCACCTTCTAATCCATCTATACCGGGTATTCCGGGAGCACCAGCAGCACCAGTAGGACCAGCACCACCTGTAGCTCCGGGTAATCCAGGTTCTCCATCTACACCATCTTCACCATCAAGAGGTATAAATTGAATACCATCTCTACCGGGAGTGCCATCTACCCCCATTTTACCGTCTATTCCAGGGGGTCCGGGTGGCCCATCTTCTGCTTCTCCACCACCATCTAAACCAAATGGCATAGCAGCAGATATAATTCTTCTTCCACCAGCATCATTAAACTGAATCCCCGCGCCAGGCAAAACTTGCAGAGAATTAGGAAGTAATACCTCCTTATTCTTTGTAAGGTATGTGGCACCTAATAGTCCAGCTCCACCCCCTCCACCACTAGACCCACTAATTGCAGCCTCAGTAGCAGCTACTTCATTACGCAGAAAGTCAATTAGCTGATTAATTACCTGAAATAAGGCGAAATTCTCCTGTTGTAGCCCCGAAGTAAGTAGTTGAGACTTCAATCTATCAAGAGTGACAGCCATTACGCCGGATACTCCTGAGCAACAGGTTTAGCAAAGATTAAAATACGCTGAATTTGGAACCATTCATTAATTTCTGATACATTACCGACCAATCTGATGCGCTGAGACTGGAAATTTGCTAATCGTAAAGGCTCAATTCGTGTAGCCGCAGCCATAGTGATTGGAACTAGCGTTTGAGTCTGAATATCGTCATAATCGGTGAGCGCCAGGTCCATATTTCCTGAACCTGTAACGCGCATACGAATACTTACAACATGATGTTCGTATTCTCCGCCCGAATTTCTTTTAGCCACCGATATATCCTGTCTTAAAGGTAGCGTCTGGAATCTTTACATCAACTGTATCGTCACCAATTCCAGTATAAAACGTATCATTTCGCTTTCCAGGAACCAAAGTATAGATTCCTGACAAATCTTCAACTGCTAAGAGTGGAACTTCACCATTAAAGTTCATTCCACCATCACCAGTGATAATCGGCTGGTCTGGAGGAGTATAGGGAAGATTATTCCAAGTTCCAGTAGGAAGTTCAGTTCCCGGCTGAAAGATTCCATTATTCCATCCAGCACTATCCCCAAGAATTACGAATACTTCATAAGTAGTTCCAATGGCATTAAGAGTAAGTCCAACAAAAATTTGGTCCGGTCCTCCCCCAACAATAGCAGTTGCAGAAGAAACAGAAGTAGTTGCAGGTTGACTATTATTACCCGTAAATGATGGGTCACGGAAATAAGCATCAACTCCATCATTAGGAATAACTAATGCAAAAAGTGGGTATCTACCCGTAGTAAGAGGCAGATTAATTACTCTAAGCGCATTTCCATCGCCCACATAGGATGTGAGCTGAACCATTACCCATCCAGCATCATCAGTAGTTCTCCACATGGAGAAATTATACTGTGAAGTTCTATTATCATTTATATTATCTGCACCTACAGTAAGTGCGCCCGCAGCAATACTGCCCCAATTAGCTTTTTCAACTCCACTAAGATTTACACCTGTAGTGCCAGCATGACCCGGACCTTTATAGGTTAAGTCACCACTTGTTCCACCAGCCGACTGTAGAACTTCACCCTGAATAAATCCTGCTCCTGGAGTCCAAATTGGGTCAAAAAATGATTTAGATGCTCCTGCACGAGAAGCAGCAAAATCATAAGCATCACAATAGTTAAATCTCATTCCAGGGTCGCAAAAAGCGATATATTGATAAGTTCTTCCATTCCAGTTAACTGCCGGGTCTACTCCTTCAACGCTAAAGTGATATCCAGTAGCATCAGCCCACACAGTAATATATGGAATAATATCAATATCACATGTTTCATGTGGACCCATTGATGCTGAGAACCATTCAACAGGAGTTGAACCCGCAGTAACTCCTCTAATCCAGATAAAATGTGGTGGACCGGGAAGGTCAATTACTTGATAAGTATCATTTCCAACATAAGTATCTCCAACAGCAAAGGTAGGAGATGCTACTGGACCAATATAAGGAAATAGTGCCCAGGGAGTATTAGCAAATGGAGCATTATGATGCCAAATATTATTTGATAAATCAAATGGAAATGCAGGGTCATCTTCAAGACCCCATGCTCCAATATATTCAACAAGAGCAGATAGAGCATTAACTAGAGTGATATTAGCAGAATTCGGTCTAACGAATTTATGAACAAAAGGATACAAACTAGTTGGAAGAGTTAATCCTGTTGGCAGATGTCCAATATTACCTCTCCAGTTATGAGAAGCATCAATACTAACTGTATCATCAACGTAGGCTCCACCAGCAACACTATGAGATAATGTTCCATTCTGTGCAATCTGATTCCAATTATTTATTTCAGTGAAAGCAGCCACCGGACCAAGAGCGACTCCTATTCCTTCAAGTAATGCTTCTTCAGGTTCATCAGTTACAATGTCTGTAATAGGGTCAAGAGCAGTAGAACTTGTAAGCTGAGTATTTGCACTAGGAACCTGAGTAGGATTATAATATTGATTAAGGTTTACATATCCACCTTCTACCCAAGTAGGAGTAAGAGTCGCTGATACAGCATTAGTGGCTCTTACATGACTACCATATACCCAGTCAATACTAGTAAGAGATTCTACTCCTGCAATGTTAGGAACATCAGCGTTAATCCAGTCATCAAAATCTACTTCCCAATTTGCTTCACGATTGGATAGCTGACCAATAGTAGACTGTTGATGGAATGTTACTCTATCCATTCCTGCGCCAGTATTAATAGTATATTGGCAATCAAGAACATGATTGATATATAGACGAACTCCTCCCGAATCTCCAGCAGCAGCAGGCCAAGTTAAAAGAATATCAAAAAGATACCACTTACCTACGACTAGAGTAGTAGGAGAAGTAGCTTCAAGTGTTCCTATTGTCGAGGCTGTAGCATTATAAAGTAATGGAACTCCAGCAGTTGAAAGTCTGATAGTGCATCCCTCAGTAGTGGGATTATTACCCCTAGCATAATAGAAAATAAGTTCATTAGTGCCAAGATTATTAACCCTAAAATAGAACCGTTCCCAAGAAGTTTTTGGAGCTAATCCTGCTCTAAGTTTAGCAACTTGCTTAGTGTGAGTATAAGATGTGCCAGAATTCCCACGAATTCGGAATCCTTTTCCACCTGTAACTCGTGATGCACAACGACCTATAGCATTTACAGTATCGCCAGCTTCATTTAGTGTTCCTGGATGTTCAAATCCACCAATGAATCTACGTTGTGGAATAGTTGCTGTAGGAGGAACTCCCCCACCTATCTGATTATGCTGATATACAATAGCTCCATACCAAACAAACTGAGTCTGCTTGGTAGTTGGAAACAAAGGAGTTGATTTCTGAGGTAGAGTTACACTATCAACATTAGTAGTAAAAATATAAGGTTCTGGAACGTGTCCCAGAATTGTAAAAGGCCCCGCGCTTAGGAATCCTTTAGATAGAAGGGTCCAATCTCCACCCGCAGGAGGCCAAGCAATTCCAAATGTGACCGCAGCAGTTTCAGGACAACGCTGATAGCCGCCACCACCAGTAGCAGCTACAGCAGCATTATACTCTGCTAGGTCAGCAAAGAAAATCGTATAATGAATATAAGTAATGATGGTAGCCATTAGTAGACGCTGCTCCCCGTAAATTTAGGAGTTACCTCAACCAAACTACCAACACCGGGCGTAAATGGAACAGCAGCGGGTGGAAATCTCTCCGCCCACATCAATAATCCATCAGAATCTCGTGTAATGAAATAGCCATAAATCGTTCCCGGAGCATTAATAGCTCCAGTAAACGTCCATGATTGCTTAGGATAAAGACCAAATGAAGGACTACCAGATGTAAATGACCAATTTGCAAAGGTAAGAGGCTTATTTGCATATCCTCCACCCGCAATTTCGGTAAAACTTGCGGCTGTGGATGCAGGTCCAGGAGTAGCATTATTCCCAAATATCCTGAGAGTCATATTCAGGTTGAGAATTTGCTGTAGAAATCGGATTTCTGCTGCGTCGGGAACTACAAGTGACATGGTTACACCTGGTCACATCCAAAAATAAGTTCACTCACATTAACAAGGGCCAGAGTGTTCACATATACCGAATTATTATCAGAAATCTCGAATGTCCACGGACACCAACGAATACTTTTAGGGTCAAATCCATTAGCATAGTTACCAAACATTACTGTTCGGTCAGTCATGACAATGTATAGTAACTGATTAACTGAATCATTCACCATTTGGATGATACGATTCTTAGTTTTGAACTCATTTTGCAGCCAACGAGTCTGAATCTTCCAAGTTAGTTCGGGAAGAATATATCGACCATTGAATAGCGTAACACCTTTATAAGATGCTACGAGTAAATAGTCAATATTAGATGACCCCGCATCTACTACTGTCGCTATGCCATGAACTCCGCAGCCCATAGCATTATCAACGCCAGAATAAGGCCAGAAAGCAGGTTCCTGACCATTATCTACGAATGAACCTGTCTTATTACGCTTAAAGAAGTAGAGAACATCTCTCATTTCTGCCGCATTGGTAATTGGATTACCATCTGGCGGCATCAATAATACACCGTCAATTTGATTGATAGCTTCGGGTTCGCCTACTGCACTTGCATATCCAAGTGACACGTTATTGTAGTCACAATAGGTTACAAGTCGATTGTGGTAAGTGCAGAGTCCAACTCCCGCCGGAATTTCCGCGAAGTTATCAGTAAGATGAGAGGCGTCAAGCAATAAATCAGCATCAAAGAAAGATTGATTAGCGAGGACGGTGCCCGTGTTATTAGGAATTGTAGCACCCGGAATGAAGAATAGTTGATAGCCATTTACATCACCGTTATACGTCTGAATTACCTTAGAAGCTACAATATGTCGTTTAGTTACATGAGCTAGAGGACTAACAGCTACACCAGTAAATGATACTGATAACGCTGCTCCAGTAGTAAATGCTACTAGTCCTCCGGGGGCGGAAAGATAACCCGTGTCAGTTTCGAAAACATAGCCAAAAATATGCACACCAGCATCAGTATAGCCAGCAGCACCATTCGCAGGAACAAGAGCGGTAGTTGGGCCAGCACCCGCAGCTTTACGCGCAGCAGTTCCATCACCTTTGTAAACGTAAAGGAACTCACTTTGAAGCCCTCGTTCACGATTCAGCTCATCTACTAATGCAGTAGTAAATGGAGTGATATATGCTCGTCCTGCATATGGAACAAAGCCAAAATCAGTCATATTAGCAATAGTAAGAATAGGTCCAAATACAGTCAATCCATCTACTACATGATAAATCTTACCCCCTGTTGTTAGAACTAGAAGGGTCTGTTTATCTGCTGTAGGATAATTATATATCCTCAGAATATTCTGAGTAGGAGTAGCTAGACTCTGATGTAGACCAATTCCATCACGCGAACCGAAAGCATTGTCTCCAATGAACTTTAGATTCCAGCACTCGCTAAAATGGTCTAATGGCGTATCGACGATAGTTCCTCGATTATATAGACCATTAAAACTTTCCAATCTTATAGGTTCATGCTCTCTCATGTCATGAATCCACGCTTCTTAAAGGCAGCTCTAAACGGCCTACGACGAGTAAGAATAGTCTGCTTACCCTTAACTCCAATGCCCGTAGCTCTATCCAATCCCATTACTGCATAGACATTAAGAGCGTTCGCATTAGCTTGATTACGTTCAATAAACTCCGCACAAAGAGCAGCCGTGCGATATTCCAAGAAAGTTGCACCATTAATACAATTAATAAGGGAATTCTCATCCACCAGTGGTGTGAACAAGTCTTTAATATAGTCGATTTTAACGTCATTATCTCTATTACATTCAAGGAACTTCATTATATTGTTTTCCCACACATAGAAACTAAATCTACCTGTGGGTGTTCCTTCAAGATTATGTGGAATATAATCTCGCCTCGCCATAGGAACAAACGGGTCAATACCCCGTTCTCTTTCCCAAACTTGCTGAGGCTCAATCATATCACTAGGCAACCCTGGAATAACATTGAAAGTCAATGAAGTTACTCCCGCATTAACTGGAATAACTGCGGAAGTAAGCTGAGTTGACTGAATATTGTTTAGTTCAAAATGTTCTTGTAACTCCTGTAGAGCTATCTGAAGATACGGGAGGACAGCCGTATAAGTATAGACAGTCCTCGCCGTATCATTCAGCAGAGTTGCTGATTTAGCTAGAACAGTAGATGCAACGAGGTCTACGGTAGCCATTTTAACCTACTGTGCAAATGTAAGGCCCAACTCCTTAGCTTTCGCGGGGTCGTTAATAGCCTTACAAGTTGGGCAAACCGGAAACATAGGATTAAGTAGCCCACCACAAGCCTTGCAACGAACAGTATCCACCATTCTAAAGTCTTTCATCCAGTCCTTAGTCTGATTCATCTCTTTTGCAGCCAGTCTCATAGTATCGCTAATTGCAAGGGGATTACCACTTGAACGCGCCCACAGAGAATCAGCCAATTTAATCAGAGCTGAATACCAATTACGCTGCCTAGCCAAAGCAGCGTCCAAATCCTTCTTATAATTCTTACGAATATCCTCTAGGTCATGCTCACCAGGAATATAGAACAATCCCGGCATAGCACCTGCCATATCACAGCCAAGAATACCGTTACAGTAGTCCTTAATGACAGAATCAGCTACCTGAATACTTGAAACTGGAATTTCAAGCAACGGCTGGTCCAAATCAATCTCTCGCCACCAGCTACTCGGTCCCAAAACTACGATAGCAGGCTTTTCATAGCTTCCAGCAGGAATATGGAACACTCCCGGCTGAATTGTGGGCTTAGTTTCAATGATTTCCGATGGATAAATGCTCACAAGAGTAGTTTTATCCATAGGATTCACTGGACCACGAATAGTTCGACGCCTAAAAGCCTGCTGACCCGGAAATTCGCCAACTACTGACATGATTAGCTCTCTTTCTGTGTGGTTTCAAACGATTGAGGCACCACAATAGCCTCTCCTGTCACCGTTCTGCCCAAAAGATTCGATTCATCACCAAAAAGTTCTTCCTCCAGCTTCTTAACACGCTGTCTTTTAGCTTCTTCGGGATATTTTTCAGCTTCATCCACGTATTTTGCCAAACTCGTTTTGCCCATAGCGGCATAAAGAGTGTCGATTACAAACTTTGCAGCCCAAAGTGTGGGCGGAACATACTCCTCGTTCTTACCTTTGAACACCCAGAGAGGTTCATACGATAGTTTAATACCTGCAAGCTCTTGAATATTCTGTTCTGGAACAATTACGAGTCTCTCAAGGACAAACTTCTCTTTAATCCACTGATACTTGGGAAGAAGTTTCACCATTGGAAATGGAAGAATAAGTCCCTTCTCACTTCTATCGGTCAAACGCTTCTCAAGTTGGTCCTCTGACCACACAATCCTAAAGATAGGCTGTCCAGTTGCAGTATCTAGGCCAAAAAGGTCTATCAACTGCTGATTGATTGATTCAATGGGTTCTGCTAGTTCCATAATCCCCTGGGGAGGGATACTAGTCGGAGCCTGACTAATACCCCTCCCCCCTCAGTTATGCAGACCTACGCCGGATTAGCCACAATCGCATCTGCCGCATCATTGACCCAATTACGCCACGTATCAGTAGCGCCACCTTCAAACCCATTGGCAACGCTATATCCAGCAGTAGCTACCTGCCGGAAGTAGTTATTCAGGCTAAACAGATTAGCACCTGTAACCTGAATGAACTTACGAGCGCCATCAACTGCCGCTTCAAAGATATTATCTCGCACAAGGATGTTAGTCCCATTTGCAAGAATAATATCATTGGCACAGCCAGTGAAGATATTGCGCTGAATGATACAATACGAGGTATTGGCGATACCACCATCAGCACTACGCCGAATAGCAGTTCCACCCGCACCTGTAAGACCTTCAAACTGGCAATCTTCAACAACAATACGCTTACATTCTCCCAGATTAACGCCATGACCAGCAGCGCCACCAGTAGAGAAGTAACAACCCCTCACTCTACCATGCGAGCCGTCAGGGATTGTAGTAGTTTCCATACGACGGAAACGAATACAATCTGAAGCTGCCACAGGAGCAAACTGGATATTCTGAATATCCCAACCCTGTTCAATAACCTGCAACAGAGGCGTAGTTGCTACTGGAGATGTAGGAGCCAACCATGATGCACCACCACCAGTAGGAACACCACTATTCGTAGCCTGACGAGGCTGATTAGCAGCACCTACAATGGTAACATCATACACACCAACAGGCGTAATAGCCTGTTCCCTCAACACACCTGACAGAAGCACAATATCTCGACTTCGGAGATGTGGTGCCATATCAGAGAATGTTTCAAAGGTGAAAGAACCTGATGGACCACCACCCTGCGGAAACAGATAAAACACTCTCTGTGTTCCATAGTCATGGTCGCCCAACATTACCCTACGGCTATCTTGCCGAAGGTCACGCCAGAAGCCAGCAATCATTACTTTTCTCCAGTCTCAAGGACCAGCGTTGTTACGCCAGAGAAATGCGCGTTGGATATAGGTATGCGCGCCCCACCTTTTTATTTACGCCGTAGTAACCGGGAAGTAATTTCCCGACACTGGGTCGTAAATCAGCAACATCGGTCGGAGTGCAACGGAAGCAACTACCGCCGAAATATTACCCGTGTTAGTAACACCTGTTGCATCAGCGAACATAAGCGCGAGCATATGTGCGCCAGTGACAGGGGGAGTGATTGTCGCTACAGCCGGTCCTGCACTCAACACAGTGAGGAACGTAGTAGGAGCAATCGTAGCAGCAGCAGCCATACGAGTAGGAGTAGGCTGCAAACCACTGTTGACAGTGTTGATGTTCTGGTGATTAAGGTCAGACATTGTTTTCCTCCTTTTACCTTAATACCAGTTAATAACCAGTGGGAACTGCCAACGCATCAATATAAGCGCAAGCAGCAGGATTCGTAACGAACGTCTGCATACCCACGACCATATAGAAGATGTCAGCAGTAGCCACACCACCCGAAGGACCACGGATTTCAAAGATTCGACGACCATCGGTTGTATAGAAACCAATGGGAAGAATCTCACCGCGACCCCACACTTCATCAACGATGAAGTCAATACGCTTCTTATCCCAGTTGAAGGAATCACGCAGACTAGCACCAGCCATCTGCATACCATCACCGAAATACATATTCAGTGATTCTTCCTTCGGCAACTTGTGGATAATGGAAACAAGCTGTCCGATTTCCTCGTAAGCCTGCTTCTGGCAAGGATGCAACCATGCAGTAGGCTTAAACGTATTGTCAATTCCAACACGGTTGCCAATCTTGTTCATCGCAAGACGCGGCAACGGAAGTGACAATGCAGCGTTCAAACCATTAACACGGTTTGCACGAATCTCAGGAGTAGCAGAACGGCTAAACCCGAGCCACGTTCCAGTAGAAGCATTGGAATGATGATACGGCACACCATACAATGCAGGGAGAGAAGTAGGAGTGGAGATACCATTCGTAACCAGCTTATCAGTGGCAATAGCACCAGCAACAGCCGGGGTTACGTCGATACTCTTATTCTCAACATCCCACTTGGTAATGACACCACTACCACGCAGAACACCAAGAGCAGTATCAAACACCTGAACAGTCTGTCCATAACGCACCAAACGTGCGCCAAAGCCATCAGTTCCAAGTGTATAGGTATCAACACCACCCGCAGTAGAAACGGCGCTGATAACACCAACAACACCGTCTCCAGCCTGCATCATCTGAGCATCCAACTGACGACGAAGCTCATCCAATGCAGTAGCCGTAAGTCTGCGAACTCCGTTAGTCACAGCCTTACGCTCATCATCAGTGGCCCACTCTGTCAGCTTCGTGTATTCGATATTCTCACTAACGAATACACTTGTCAGAACAGCCTTATCGAAGGTCGGACCACCACCGCGTCCCAGGTCGCCACCATCAGCATTAAAATACTGAAAGCTACCACCGGGGCGAAGTTCCAACGGAACGCGCATCTGCCTGTTAGAGATTTTTTCTACGTCACGCTTCTTCACGTTAGCGTAGAACTTATCATCTCGCTCAAACAGAACGCGAATCTTTGGAATCACACGTTCCAATTCAAGACCCGCTACCTGTGATTCAACAACAGCCATGTTGTCCTCAATCCTGCATCAAAAAGTCAATAGTTCGCATCCCTTTCGGAATGTCGCTCGCTTTAGAAATCTTGCCACCTCTTGAATCTTGAGAACGTGGCCGTCCTACCGAAATTGGACTCTTATTGGGAGTCTCCTCCTCGTCGCTACGCTTACCCAGTCCTTTAAGAGCATCGTTTCTGGCCTTTTTAATCACTGATGGCAACAGTGTTTTTGCTCTGGACAGATAAGCGGATTTAATACGGTCAATAGATGCCTTGCTAAAGTTCTCCTTGAAAGCGGATTCCCACAGTTTATCCTTCAACGCAGTAAACCGTGCATCCTTACCCAAAACTGACTCTAGCATTTCCATAGCTTCTCTGCTCGCATTTTTGCGAACATACTCAGTCATGGATTTCTTAGGGTCAATATTGGCTTCAATGGTATTCTTAAGAGTATTATTAATACGAGTATTCAAATCACCAACAGCAGATTCAAACTGCTGTCTAACAAACTGCTGTTCTTTCTGTTCCAGTTCCTTATCCTTACCATCTTCCGGCGCTGGCCTAGAAAGTGGCTGAGGAGGCTGGAAATCACTAGTTCCAAACACAAACTGGTTAACAAGCTGTGCTGCTGATTGCAGAGCCTCATTACCACTTCTCCGAGCCTCGCGCACCATCGCTACAATGGTATGCTTTGTGACGTTACTAAGCACATGATAATATGCTCGCTCGTCTACACGCGCAAGAGTCGGGAGGTATTCATCAACCAGTTTTGCAAATCCTTTAGGATTCTGTTCTCTAACAGCCTTAAGGATAAGTTCGGTGTTTCCACCCATTACATCAGCTTCCATCCTATCGAGAGTCTGCTTGGCTTCTACAGCAGCCTTAGCATCATCAATCGTAGGAAGAAGCTCAGTGAACTGTTGTTCCCTGTAATATGCCTTTTCGAGATAAGGAAATTCTTTGAAAAGATTAGGATACTTAGAAAGAATTTCCTTACGTCGAACAGGTGTTACAAGTTCCAACTGTTCATCTGTTGGGCCTTCTAGTTCCTGTTCAATTTCAAGAAGTTCGTCTACTTCTTCTTTTCCTTCTTCTCCCTTTTCACCCTGTCCAGCATCTTCAGCTTTAGGCTTCTCTAGGGGAAGAACTTCTTTTTCATCATCATCTGCCAAGAAATCAATTACATCTTCATGATTCATTTCTCCGTCAGTTACCGGAGTATTAACAGCGGAAGTTCCTACACTATTGCTGGGTAGCGACATTTCCTTCTCCTTGAATGGGTGCTTCTGGTTGAAGTTCCTTCGGGTTGGGCTTTTCAGGCGGAGCCGCACCTTGCTCATTACCTGGAGCCTGTTGCATCATCATATTCTGCTGCATTAGTTCATAGTGCATTTTAGCGTGCAAAAGAACATTCTTATATCCTGGAGGATTATCCATCTTAGCTTGCTGACCAGCAGGGCTTACAGCCCACTTTCTACAAATCTCAAACTCAATAGCATGATTCTCCATCATTGGGTCAACTTCTACTGAGGGCATTTCAGGCATCATTGGGTCGCCTGTAGGCATTGGCTCAGAACTCAATAGAAGCTTGATTTCATCATACTGATGATTTCTATCGTCCTCTCCAGGAACAAAGAAATCTGTAAGACCAATAGCTTCCCGAATCATGGGAAGATTCTCAGGTGAACCAATCACAGCAAGAATCTCAGGATTAGCAGCCGTCAAAAGCTGCATAATGATATCCTTCTGCTGTGACCATGTAAGAGGCAAATTCTCATTAGCCTCAAGTTCTACCCTACCAATCTTTCCTTCAAGCTCTGCTTTGCGAATGAACGTATTGATAAAGTTACCATCAGCATCACGTTCAACATCACGTTCATCTTCCTTTACTTCTTGGATGAACGCGGGAATGACTTTACCAAAGATTTCCTTCCACCAGATTGTAAAAATTTTCCATGTGTTCTGGAGTCTCTGTAGTGCTTGCGCACGAGACATTGAATACTGTGATGCAGTTTCACTTCCTTGTAGTGAGCCACCAAACAAGGATGGGAGAGCGCCTGATACAAGTTGCGCGAGTCCCTGGATTTGAGTTGCAAAAGGTTGAACCTCTGGCGAAAGATTCGCAGTTTTAATTTCAAAGAATCCGTCTTGTAGTGATTTACCCGACTTAGGAATAGCCTCATAAATACCGCCAGGAACAGACTCCATCTGACGGTAAGCATTAAAGTTCAATACAGCGGGGTCAGCAAATGTCTGACCTATTCCATGCTCAATAGTCTGGAGAGTGAGGGAAATAAGGTCATTAGTAATTTCCTGAACACTAACAAGTAACAGACCAAGAGGGTCATGATGCAAATAGTCAGAAAGAGGATTATAGGTGAGTGTCCAGGCGTCGTCGAGTCTTTCGTTGTAGGCGTCTCCAAATTCATCATTGACAAGACACACCTTCGCTCCATTAGGAAACTCTTTCTTGAGTTTCTTTACACAGTCCTCATCCTGAAGAACATTAAAGGCTGCGGGGCGGAGCCATGCTTCTCGAATAGTTACGTTATTAGTAGGATATGCACCCTGATACTGTGGAGATAAACGGCCCCACTGTTCATAAGGGTCTTTCGGTCCTACTGACGATTCAATCTTATCTCTTTCCTTAGCAGTTAGTTTACCATGAAGATGCTGATACTTTTCAATCGCATTAGCATAATGCGTTTCATAACTGAAAATAAGATAAGGACAATCTTCCTGCTTACGTGCATAGATAGGAACCTTTACATACAGTCCCCCGAAACAATCAATCATGATTCGGGTTTTAGGCTTATGTGTAGTTCCTACAATACGAGTAACAAGGAAATCTTCCTGCTGAACTAGAGGCTGAATAACCTGTCCACACGCAGGACACATCTCTGGTTCATAATCATCATCGTCACGCTTCAGAACAGTAGTATATTCATCTTCCTGCTGCTGTTCCTGCTTTTCTTCATGCAACTCACCAAGTTCATGATTAAGCTGCTTATCCTCAATATTGTAACCACACTGAGGACATGAAACTACTTGATGCTGTTCCTGAATTTCCTCTTTCTCATCCTCAGCATAAGTTCCAAAATATTCATCCGACTTCGGATAAGTGTAACCCGCAACCATACCTTCTGTGCAGTAAATGAACAAAGCATGGAGCCAAGTTAGCTGAACATTATTATGACGATAGATTAGCTGAGCAATTTTATCGCCAGCTTTCGCAGTAGCCAAATCGAGAGTATTATCTGCATCATCAGGATAGCACTTAACAGGAGGGACGACCACGCTAAGTGCCGCGATGATAGACTCCAAATAAGCGCGGAATACGTTAATGGGCTTATCATAATAAGACTGTTGAGTATCGTCGGTTTGAACTTCATCCCAGATACGCCAGTCATGCGCTACTTCACTATACCACGCTTTCTGAAACCCCTCCCAAAACAGCTTTAGCCTACGCCAAGTGCGAATTTGGCGTTCCCTAATCTGTCTATCTTCTCTATCGAAGTGGCTAACCACTTCTTTCAAGAGACGCTGGATTTCCTCGTCGTATTCTTTAGACATTAGAAACTCTTAGTAAAAGAGATTGTTTCTAAATGGCCTATTGGGTAGTGATGCACCTGCTCCACCATATGCACCACGGAATCCTCTATTAGCCATAGGATTTCCCTGCTGCATATCCGGAATACTTGCACGATTGGGGTCAGTATATCTACCACCACCCATAGGATTACGTCTAGGAATTCTCAACCCTGGAGGAGTTGATGGTCCTACTAAGCCGGGGTCAAATTCAAATGAAGGAGGGGGAGGAATAGTCCATTGACCAGTATTAGGGTCCATTTTAGGAGCTTGAGGATTCCAAAGTCCAGACGAAGCTCCAGCAGTTCCACTACCTATTCCGGGAGGCATTTGACCCCCTGTAAATCCGCCCCTTTCTAGCCAAGGATTTCCACCACCACCCGGAGTTTCCATATTAGGAGGTAACTGAGATGGACCAGTATTAATTGGACCTGGACCCCCACCTTCCCAAGTTCCACCCGGAGTATATCTAATACCAGGAGGTTCTGCAAATGGATTCTGTGGAGGAATTACTTTACCACCCTGCACAGTTCCATACCTACGGAATGGGTCGCCAACTTGGGGAAGAATACCCTGATTACCCATCATTCCTGAATAACGGAAATTAGGGCGTGGAGCGTTTCTATCTCCAGTATTGTATGCAAACTGCATCTTAGGTTTAGATGGTGCAGTATTAATACCTGGAGCGCCTCCGCCAGCCTGATACTTCTGCTGTTCAGATGCAGGAAGTGAATTCCACTTACCTACATCATATCCAGCCTGCTGATTCTGTTGTTCCTGCGGTGCTGGTTTATAAACATCCGCAAGAGGCTGTCCCCATCTACCCCATCCACCTGCAAGTCCAGCCATGTTATACTCCGTGTTCTTTCTTAACTTTTTTAGATGGCCCCGCGTCTAGTCCACGCTTATTAGCTGTGGCATAGAATACACGCTCACCCTTATCCTTGCCATATCGCTTCTTCATAGAAGCCATGACTTTTTCGCCAGAGCCACCGTAATATTTGGAGAGTGGCATGATTACCTCAACTGTGTATCTCGACCTTTAGGTCTATAAGGATACTTTACCTGAGCAATTTCAGCTTCTCTTTCTTCAGGACGTTGAGAAACTGGAATATTACGTTCCTTATAAGCCTGCCACAAACTTCGTGGCTTCTGCTTAGTATGAGTAAACTCATGAACCAGAAGGTCAATCATATCGTTAGGATTCTGTGCCCTCTCCATATTAATAGCAATAGTATTATTAGGATAAGCTAGTCCACCCGTATCCTTACCCATGAAATATCGTTCAAAGGCATTATAAGGACGAACCTTATTTACCTTTGCATCTGGCATATGAGCCATTACGCCAGCAGCCGTTCTGTCTAGCAATTCCCTCTGCTTTTCAGGAGAGGGATTAGCTAGTTTTTTCTCTTTGGGTGGCGGCAATGTCTAATTCCTTTTCCAAATCTTCCACAGAAGGTTTAGGAGCTTCACGCAAGAGCCTTGCTCTTTCACGGTCCTCTGCTTCTAGCATTTGTCTACGCACATTCCAGGGAATATTCTTAGGGACTGATACTTCCACTGGAGCGCGTGGTGCTTCAGGTTCAGGCTTCTCTAAAATCCTATCAAGAAGTCTTTTATTTTCAAGGCGAGAAATCTCAAGTTGCGCCCTAAGAGTTTCACACGATAGACAAACTCGCGCATACTCAAGCTCCTCTTTACAATGAGGACAGTGTGGATTAAAGAACTTATGAAACCAGTTACTCATTTAATCCTCAAATTCGTAGGAGCGCCCGGAGTTACGACGAAAGCGAAACTTAAAGGGGCAGACTTAACGCTCTCCCCTGCAATATTGCTTGCTGTGAGAGTGAGAGTATG